GTGCAAAGTACAGCTTTTGCGTTAAAGGCGGTGTGGTTGAGCTGACAAAGCTCACCATTGTTCGTCTCACGGGCTACACCTACGCTTCTATCCCGCTTCAACTGCGCGACCAAGCCTTGGCCCCCACGCTGTACACCACCGCGTCCTTGGCACCCTTCAGTGGCATCGATGTTCGTCCATTTGCGTCCACCGTTAGGCCGTTCGACGAATACGCCGGGCAGCTCATTGAGAGCGCATGGGGAACCTACGAGATTACTGGGCCGGCATGGGGTGAAGTCTCAACGACTTTCTCTTCATTAACGCTTGTGCAGGTCTCAGGTGACGCCACCATGACGCTCCTAACGGACACGCTCTCAGGCGCTACGCACACGCGAGAGGCGCTCATTGGTGCCAACAAACCCAAGATTGTTCTCAAGGTGGAGCCGGGCTTTACTGAGGGCCAGAGTGTCTTCAGTTTGCAGCTTTTGGTGACCGACCCTGCAGGCATCTTGCCGCCCTCTGTGCGTTACCTCGACATCGTTGTCAACTCGGTTAACACCGCAATTCCGTAAAGCGAGGTTGCTGTGTCAAAAAACATCGTTTTTGCAGCAGCCATCAAGACATCACTTCCAGACCCTAAGAGTGCCAGCGGCAGGGCAATCCTGCTGGCTAGGGAATACACGAACCCCAGTGGCGTCCTTCTCAAAGCGGGCGTCTATGTCAGTGATGGCACCCAATGGACTGCACAACCCCAAGCGCTTGGCGCTTTATCTGACGTTGACCTCAGTAGCCCCCCGGCTGCTGGGTCCGTACTTTATTTCAACGGCACCAAATGGGTGTCCGCTGACTTAGAGACAAGCATCGAAAACTCTTTCAACAACAACCCTAACTCGTCTATGGACGGAGGAACCTTCTAAATGATTACTCGCATCATCCTTAAAAACTCCCTGCAACCCGGTAAAGCTCCACTGCCTTCCGACTTGGTTGTTGGTGAAGTTGCTCTGAACGTAGCCGATGGCGCGCTCTATGCACTGAACACTTTGGGTCAGGTGGTTGAAGTTCGCCCTTTGAACCTGCGCGATGGTCAAGTTCTGACCAGCAAGCTGGCTGATCTGGCTGTCACCACTGGCAAGATTGCTGACGAAGCAGTCACCCTCGACAAACTCTCCCCTGAAGTACAAGCCCTGTTGGCTCGTACCATCGACACCGCTTCTATCGCTAACGGCAGCATCACTACTGAGAAGTTGGCTGATGGCGCTGTTACCTCTGCCAAGCTCGCTAGCCCACTCGAGCATTTCCTCAAGAGCACCTCTGGTCGCTACCTCGGCGAGGCCTCTGGCTACGCTGAAGGCGCAGGTCCCGCATCGCGTGACTACAACGGTGCCTTCGTGGGTGAGAACTTCATCCGCAAGGGTGACTTCTACTTCAACGTAGAACAAGGCGCATTCTTCATCGCATCCACTAATGGTGGTGCTGAAGTCGCTTGGGTTCGCGTGGGTAACAAGACCATTGGTACCGCATCTTTGGATGACGGCTCCGTCACGCTGAGCAAGTTGGCCAGCGAAGTGATGGCCTTGGTGGACAGCAAAGTTGCTGCCGAAGGTACCGCTCGCGAAGCTTCTGACGCTTTGATCAACGACCGCATCAGCAAGATGCTGAGCAACGTCGATCCAGCTGCTTTGGATTCTTTGACCGAAATCGTGACTGCTTTCCAAGCTGCCGACTCGGACATGACTGCTGCATTGGCCAGCTTGTCGACCGCTGCCAGCTCTGCCTTGGCTGCCGAGACTGCTGCTCGCGTTGCTGCTGATGCTGACTTGCAAACGCAAGTGACTGCAGAGGTTGTGGCTCGTGCTGCCTTGGGTGACAAAGTTGCTCAAGAAATCATCGACCGCAAGGCTGCTATCGACGCAGTGAACTCGCGCGTGTCTACCGAAGTGATGACTTTGGGTTCTTCGCTCTTTGCTGAGACTGAGAACCGTGTGAATGGTGACGCTGCTCTCCAGTCGCAAGTCAACGCTCTGAACTCGACCGTTGGCGTGTTGCGCAACGACCTGACTGCTGTGGACACACTGCGCACGTCTGACAACACTGCTCTGGGTTCGCGCATTGATGGCATGTACAACGCTTTGCAAGCCGAAGCTGCTGCTCGTATCAGCGGTGACTCTGCTCTGACCAACGCGGTTCAGACCGAAGTGTTCGAGCGCAGCGCTGCTGTTCAAGCTGAAGCTGACGCACGTGCCCAAGCTTTGCTGGACATGCAAGCTCAGTTCGGTGACGAGCTGACTGTGACCAACACTGCATTGACTGCTGAGACTGCCGCTCGCGTGGCTGGTGACAGCGCATTGCAGAACGCCGTGAACGCAGAAGTTGCTGCTCGCCAATTGGCTGACAGCGCACTGCAAGTGGCGTTGGACGCAGAAATTGCTGCCCGCGTTGCTGCAGGTACGGCTAACGACTCCGCTTTGGCCAACCTTGAGACTGTGTTCCAAGGTGCCGTGGACGGTATCGAAGCTGGCATGACTGCAGAAGCTGCAGCCCGCGCTGCTGCTGACTCCGCTTTGGCTGCTCGCGTGAGCACGCTCGAAGGCGAAATCAACGGCGGTACGTTCTAAGCGTTACGCAAACCAAACGAAAGGGGGACCCTCAGGGGTTCCCCTTTTTTTCATTTTCTTTTGGAGCATCGCCATGACGACACGCATCATCTTGCGTAACTCAACGACAGCAGGAGCAACCCCGGCTGCTCTGACTTTGGCTGTAGGCGAAGTGGCTGTGAACACAGCTGACGGAAAGCTCTACACAAAGCACGTTGACGAAACGATTCGGGCACTGACACCTGACATCTCAAACATCAGTCAACACATCACACCCAATTCGGACAACACCTTGGACATTGGTTCAACGGCGTTGCGCATGCGTAATCTTTACGCAGCCTCAGGCGTCATCACGACCTCTGATGCAGACCTCAAGACAGACATCGAGAGCATTCCCGTGGAGTGGCTCGTGGCTTGGGGAGAAGTTCAATTTACACGCTACAGATTTAAAGACGCAGTGGCCACCAAAGGTGACACCGCGCGTTGGCACGTGGGCCTTATCGCTCAACGTGTTCAACAAGCCTTTGAGTCCCACGGTATCGACCCCGTGGCGATTGGTCTGCTCTGTCATGACCAATGGACGGACGAAGAGGGCACCCAACACGCCCGCTTTGGTGTGCGCTACGAGGAAGCCTTGGCACTTGAGTGTGCCTACCTGCGCTGGCAGTTGAGCCAGCTCAGTGCTCCCAAGAGACGCACACCGAAACCAAAACAAAAAGAACAACCAGAAGGTCCGGACCATGGAAAACACAAACCACCTCGAGTCTCGAGTCGTAAAGCTTGAGACGGTGATTGATTTGCACAAGGCAGAACTCAAGGAACTCAAGAACTCTTCGGAGTCCCTGAGCAAATCCTTGGAATCAATCCAACACAACTTGCAACAGATCAAGTGGGCTGCCCTCGGTGGCGTCCTTGGTTTGTTCGCTCAAGAGCTGGGCATTCTCGGCATCTTGAAGTCACTCCTTCACTAACTCGGAGACAGCCATGGCGCGTGCACACGAAGACGCACTCGGTGAGTTGCATCAAGAACTCGCCAAGGTGCTCAAAGAAGAGGTCTCCAAGACCTACCAAGACAAAGACGGAAACACCTCACGCTCAGCAGCCATGCTCAGCGTGGCTCGTCAGTTCTTGAAGGACAACAACATTCAGGCCGAGGAATCCAACCCGGCCATGCAGTCACTCATCGGTGCTCTCCCGAGTTTTGATAGTGACATGCCTTTGCAATAACCCCGCCAAGGGGTCAGATCGGCCCGGCAAGGGCATGAAAACCAGCGGTCAATAGCGACCCAGCGTGAGCATGCTTTAGCGCAACCAAAGGGCTTTTTAAAAGACCCCGAAGGAGGCGCCATGAGCGAGCAAGAAGACAACCTGTTGAAGATCAAAGCTGATTTTCGGCTGTTTCTTTGGTACGTGTGGAGACACCTGAGTTTGCCTGATCCAACCCCTGTGCAGTACGACATCGCGTTGTACCTGCAAAGCGGTCCACGCAGGCGAATGATCGAAGCGTTTCGCGGAGTGGGCAAGAGCTGGATTACCTCAGCGTACTGTTGCTGGCTTCTGTTGAACAACGCCGAGGAAAAAATCCTTGTGGTGTCCGCTTCGAAGCAGCGCTCAGATGACTTCTCGATTTTCACGAAGCGTTTGATCCATGACTTGCCCATCTTGGCGCACCTGAAAGCCAAAGAGGGCCAGCGTGACTCCAACATCGCGTTCGATGTGGGGCCGGCAAAGCCTGCTCATGCACCCTCAGTGAAATCTGTGGGTATCACGGGTCAGTTGACCGGAAGTCGTGCCACCCGAATCATTGCGGATGACATCGAGTCGCTCAATAACTCACTCACGCAAAACAACCGTGACAAGCTCATGGAGACCGTGAAGGAATTCGACGCGATTATTCTGCCCGGTGGCGAAATTACTTACCTCGGTACACCGCAGACCGAGATGTCCATCTACAACGTCCTGCCTGAGCGGGGCTATGAGGTGCGTATCTGGCCGGCACGGTTCCCCTTGGCTGACAAAATCTCCAAGTACGAAGGCAAGCTGGCCCCCTATGTGGCCGACCAGCTGCACCGCGACATCAGCTGTGCGGGCCGCCCCGTGGACCCTAAGCGATTCACCGACTTGGACCTCGTGGAGCGTGAGGCCTCCTATGGCCGCTCAGGCTTTGCGTTGCAGTTCATGCTGGACGTGTCCTTGGCTGACCAAGACCGCTACCCGCTCAAGTGCAACGACCTGATGGTTCTCGATGTGGACCGCGAGGTGGCTCCTGTGAAGGTCGTCTGGTCCTCAGGCATTGAGCACCAGCTGGAGTTGCCCTGTGCGGGCCTTATGGGTGACCGGTTTCACAAGCCCATGTGGGTCTCTCCGGACTTCTTACCGTTCCAAGGCTCGGTCATGTTCATTGACCCATCGGGTCGGGGCAAGGACGAGACAGGTTACGCGGTGGTGAAGATGCTCAACGGCATGCTGTACCTGACCGCTGTGGGTGGTTTCCGTGAGGGTTACACCGAGGAGACACTCACCAAGCTGGCCATGGTGGCTGCCCAGCAAAACGTGAACTACCTCATCATCGAAGATAACTTTGGTGACGGTATGTTTACTCAGCTGTTCAAGCCAATTTTGTTGCGCCACCACAAGGTCTCCATCGACCCCGAAGGTAAACGCCACCACACCCAAAAGGAACGACGCATCATCGACACGCTGGAGCCTGTGCTCAACCAGCACCGACTCGTGGTGTCCCGAAGTGTGGTTGTGGAAGACCTCAAAGTTGAGGACCCCAAGTACCAATTGGTTTACCAAATGTCACGGATTACGAAAGACCGTGGCGCCTTGGCCCATGATGACCGTTTGGAAGCCGTAGCTGGTGCTGTGGCTTACTGGGTGGAGCAGATGGGGCGCGACCAAGAGCTGGTCATGAACCAGCACCGTGAGGAGATGCTGCAGCAGGAGCTGGAGCGTTTCATGGACAACGTCCTTGGTCACACCTCACGGGAGGAAGTCTTCTGGGGTAGCCGCTGAGGAGAGTGCGTAGTGCTCCCGTAAGGTCTTGGCGCCTTCGGGTGCATGGTCTGCGCATCTCGCCATGCGACAACTCCCGGAGACCAGCTGGTGACCCGCTTGGCCACACACTTCGCAAACCCGAGCTGAGTTGTTGCTCAGCCGGATGGCCTCGTTGATCTTTGAGCGCCTTAGGTCATCCCCTGAAAGGGATTGATCAATATCGACGTCAAGGCTTAGCACCCCCAGCTTTTCCTTGGAGCGCACCACTTTGTCACGCGTGATGTCAAAACCAGCGTTGACCATGGCGGTCATCATCCGGTCTAACACCACGCTCCACCCTAGGTTGTGCTCCAAAGGCACGCTCGCGAGGATTGGCCACTTGGCCCACAACGTGAAGTAGTTGATCGTCATAGTGGCTCGTTGTCAAAGCGCAACACGGGTTGGATCTGCTGGGCATGCTCCTCGCCAGTCACTGAGTCGGGCAACGTGTGTTCATCGCAGGCTGCATACCAGAACACCCCAGCGCCTACCCTGAGCTTTCCCGGTTTGCCACACCCACGGCAGGTCTTGGCGCTCTCCTCGGTGTAGCGCTCAATGATGGGGTCAAGCTCAGCCGGCCAAACCCCGGACACCTTTAGGGTCCCATAACGGTCCTGTAGGTCTGTGAGTTGGATGTACTCAGTGCTCAACCCCAGCTCTTTGGCTTTGTGCTCAAGCTCATCGAGCATCTCAGCAACCAGTAGGTTCCATCCATGGCCAAACTCAAAGGGTGCTGTGCACCAGTCAAAGATGTCTTCAACGGTGTCCCGGAAGTGTTGGTCAACAGTGTTTTCAGTTTTGGTGATTTTGATCATAAAGAAGGCTCCTTGGGTTAAATCTCAAGGCAGCTTCAACAGGTTTACCTAAGGTGATACTCATAGTGTGTTTTCCTAAATGATGTAAATATTTAGGGACACACTATGGGACACACTGTGTATCCCCTAAGGTACACCCTAGGGACACATCATGAGTCCCCTTAGGTATACCTATAGATACACTGGGGTGGCATGTTTGGTGCCCAAAGTTTGGTGCACTTTTAGGGGTCTGTCAACGAAACCAGTGGGGAACCCAAGTGGCTCGCAGGGGTGCTTCTTGGGGGTTGTCACATAAGGTGTTGTCACCCCAGTCAACTCGAGCTTCTCCCCACGTTACTGCATCAAAAAAACCGTCTGTTACTGCATCAGCGTGACCTGTTGTGTGCACATCAAGTGCGCCCCCAAAGTGGCTCCAAAGTGGCTCCATGAGGTGACCCAAAACACTTGACAACAGGTGTTCCGGGGGTTGCCCGTTTGGGGACCCTCGGGACTTTTTTGGCGAAAAATTCCGAGCGGTGGTCTAAGTTCGGGCGGCCCGGTAAGTCCCCCCATGGGGGTGCCTAAGGTGGCCCGAAAGGGCGCTTGAGGAGGCCGAGCGCGCGCCAAGGTGCTGTCGACATAATGTATGTAATGTCGATCTAATTGATTACTTCAGGTGTTCCTGTATGTGTTGCCACTCTAAGCGTGAACAACCATCCATTACTGATGCTTTCCCTGTGTTTTCCAAGCGCTTACCTATATGCGTGAGGCTTTGTGAGGGGGTGTATCTGTTTTTTTCGAGCTAACCTGAGCATCCCTGTTGACAACAAATCTCACAAGTGGTAATATCGGTTTCATGGGTTGGCAATGATGTCACCCAAACAACAAACCAAAGGGGATACCAAATGCTTATCAAACCACCACGCCGAATCGATACAACCACATGGCAACACATGGACATGGAAGGTGAGATTCTCACTTTCGATGATCTTTTAGCCATCAACACCGCATCACCTAAAGCTGTCAAAGAGGCGTTGGAGGAGGTGTTAGATAGCCAAAACTGTCATGGTTACTTTTGTGTAAAAAACAAGATGTATGAAGATTTGAGTACTGCGGTGTTGGCGTACTTAGAGCTGCATCGCAAGCATTCCAAGATGCTTTGTGCTTTAGCTTGATACGATGCAAACGCAAAGGCTTGACTAAAAGCTATACAAACGGTAAGATGGGTTTCAAGAGGTGGGCGCGGTGTCTAACTCAAACCAAAACCAAAGGGGAACAACATGAAAAACCAAAACGCAAACGCACAAGCAACGCTCATCTTGCAAATCATGCGAGAAGAGCTGCCAGATTTCGCAGGCATCCGCAATGCTCTCATCGAGCGCGCTGAAGAGCTGCGCTTTGAAGACGCTGAAGATTACTCAGACGATGAAGCAGCAGCGCTCATCGTCAAAAATCTTTTGAAACATGAAGGCTGGTTAGCTTTCACTGTTTTCTACGATGAAGACGGTTGTGAGTGGCGCGCTGGCGCTGATTTGAATGGCTTGATCACTGACGGTTTAACGATGCTGGATCACTACGCAGAATGCGCAAAAGCGGGTAAGACAGTGAAACCGTGGTGGCTCGAAAAGGATGAGGAGCTGGAAGAGTTTTTGGGGGTCTAAGCAACCCAGCCGGCCCGCAAGGGCTGGCTACTCAGGAGGCCTTCAAGGGAAGGCTTTCCGAGTAGCTAAAGTGGCTACAAAAGCAACAACAAAAAGGGGACAGATCATGAAAAACGAAAACGAACAAATCTTGGCAAAACACAGCGCTGGCTACTGGAAAACTGGATGCCTTGAAGAAATTCTTGTTTCAGATGCATTGCTTCAAAAAGTTTTTGTAATAGAAAACGGCAGCATCGTTGAAAAACGCTTGCTCGATTTTGAAAGTGAAATTGAGCACACACCGCGCTCTCTTGGCGTTGGCGCCCAGCATTTTGTTGAGTTTCACGAAAGTGGTGTGCATGCGGGGCATTTTGTGTGCGTTGAGGTTATTGGCTGGGGTGGGCACAAGCATGTATTTGATCGTTTTGACACAGCTTTTGAAGCTGTTGAGCACATCGAAAAAATTTGGGCGAGCGACATCCATGACTCTGTTGACTTTTATTACACGAGAGATGCTGCGCAAATTGCTCTAGACGAGATGTGTGAAGCTGCTTAAACAACCAAAAAACAAAGGGGAGACAGTATGACTACCAAAAACACAGCTTTTACGGTCTGGCAACACAGCTTTGTGTGCAACCCGGCAGGCGGCTTAGATGTCTACTGCGCGAAAACAGGGGCGCTACAAGCCGAGGGCTTTAAGCCATCTCAACAAGCGGTTCTCAAAGAAGAACTCGGGGTTTATCTAGAGTTTCGTAAAGAGTACTGGCGCGCCAAGTACGAGCGCGAGATGAACGAGATTTTCGCGGAGCTGCAAGACAAGAGGAGGTCATCATGAGGACCGTAGTGCCATCCTTCAAAGAACCACAGTCTGTCAAAGAGGCGCGGGCGTTGATCAACTGCGCGACAGACAAGGGCAGGGATGATCTAGTGCGGGAAGGCCGGCTCTTGATTGACCGTGTCACTCGCGGGCAGCTGACTGAACGCGCGGCTCGGGAGCGCCTCATCGACCTGCGGGAGTACTTGGGTGACTAAGTACCGAACGAACGGGGTAGGCATGCGGTTCCCAATCGTGGACCTACCTGCTTACATCAATTTTCGTTGTTTTCAGGCCGTCAAAGGGGCGCCAAAAGGGGAGGAGTGGGGTATGTTTTCTACATTTTCAATGACCGCTGAGTCTGTCATCAAAGCAGCAGCGGAGGACCTCGAGCGTGACCATTCGGCAACGATGCACATACGTGTGCAGCTACTCAAGGACGCGCGGGTTATTGCTGAGTGTCCACTGATGGTGGATTCAGACTGCATGTCGAGCTACAAACGGATCATCAAAATGCTTGTCGACAACAAACTGATCCGCGCTGAGCGGGCACGCATGTTCACGGTTGAGGAATGTCCAGAGGGGCGTGAGGCCATGATCTTTTTGAACATCAAGCGGGAAAAAATCCCAGTGATGATCATTGCAACATGATATTTCGACATCCGCAACGGTTAAGATTTAATACAAACACTTAGGGCGACTCCACGACTGACATGCTTAGATAGCGCTAGCGCGACAAATAAGTGAGTTAGATAGCGGAATCGCGACAAAAATGAACACAAGACAGTTTTTCTTAGAGTTTGCGCGACATCTCGAGGACCGGGATGCAGACGCAATTGAGAAATTAGATGAACTCATTGAGCTACGAAACAGGGAAGGCCAACGGTTTTGGCGCATCTTGGCCAACTACCGGGACTTCCGATCAGGAAAAAACCTATTGATGTTGGCGGCAGCCGCAAATCACATCAAGTTATCCAACCTCTTGGATCCATGGGTTTCCATCTATGAGCGTGACGCCTCTGGGCGGCTATGTACACACTTTGCCGCGCTAGGTGATTCGGCTGAGTGGATGCACAACTTTTTCAAACGACACAACGACAAATCAGTTTTTTTCAAGCGGGACTACTCACAACAGCGCCCCGTGGATATCGCTGAGTTTTTTCAAGCGTTTCGCGCCCAAAAGTGGATCGAAAGGCTCCAAGCTGAGGAGGTTATGAGGGCTGAGGCGCTGGATGTGCCCCAGCAAATCATGGAGCTTCTCGCACAGCACAAGCTGGATTTTGAGACCCTCTTTGATCAGATGGAAGGCGAACAGAAACCCAATTTTGATAAGTTGAAAGGGCCAAAGATGCCACAAGTTGTAGAACAGCTCGGAGCGGGTGAGCATGACTTCTAAAGTAAAACTCCCCTATGAATTCCTAAATGATATGGACGAGGCCACGTTGATGGCCACGTTGGGGGCTGAGGCTGAAAGTATGAAGCTGGATCGAAAGCACCAGTTTGCTAGCCTGAACGCAGTCAATGATGTGTTGCTCTACATGCGCTTTGCGTTTGGATACCAAGACTGCAACCTGAGTTATGTCAACGCATTCACAGCCATCGCCAAGCATGCGCCAATCCAACTGGCAGAACTTCCAGACATGCTGAACATCTCTAGGTCCACCATTACTCGACTCGTGGTGTACCTCGCAGAGGGCACGACAGAGGGCGCACGGCCAATCGTTGGGCTTAACTATGTGAAGACCTTGGATGATCCACGGGACAGCCGCAGGAAGATCGTGGCGCTAACCCCTGCCGGCCACATGGTGGCGCGCAATGTCGAGCGGTTGCTACGCGGAGGCGTGACATTCGAGCGACTTAAGTTGGAACAACAAGAACACGCTCTGGCAGCCTCCAAACGAACCCCAAATTGAATTAACCCAACGAGTTAGAATCGAGGGCTTTTGTGCAGCGCGTGGAACTGGTTTGTTCCCCACTTTTGTTCCCCAGTTGTGGGGCCAAACGAGGGTCAAATCTCTAACCCGTTGATTTACAAAGAGATTTTTTAAACGAAGAGCGCTGGGGTTGACATCCCTAAACAGGTTTAGGTCCTGACGTCCGCAAGGATGTGCGGGTTCGAGTCCCGCCCCGCG